CGAGCGCGATGTCCTCGGCCTTGGGTGTCCATACAGCATAAAAGAGCTTCTGCATGGGAGCCCACCGGTACCCGGCAGCCTTTACGCGGGCGTATTCGTCCGGGTCCAGGCGGTGCGCAGGGGTAAGACGGATTCGATCATCCGCCGGATCGTAAGTTGCGGAGTGCTGCATTTCGTTTCCTCTTCGTTTCGGAGATTTTTTTACGTGTTTCTTCGCTGACTGAATGGCCCATTTTGGCCGCTGAAATTCGAGCTCGTGTCTCTGGTGAATTGACGCGCCCCTTACAGGATTCGCGCATGTTAGCCTTGTATTCGTCGGAACGCGGCAGAGTAGCCCAAGGCGCTTTTCTTCCCGTGAGAGTGGCTGATATCTTTCGCTTAGTTTCTTCTCTTTGGCCTATTCCTAAGTGGGAATCCCTCAGTCTTTGCCGTGTTACTTCATTGATCTTGATCCCTCGCCGACCTGCGGCGATGCGGTCTCGCACTTCCTGGGGTGGGTTGCTTGGTCCGTCCCCGCCGTCTGTTTTGTTGGTGAGGTTCTCGCGGCCGTAATGGGCGATCAGCCGTTTCTCTTCGGTGAAGGCTGCCTCCTCGTCGTCGGTACGAAAAACGACAACGGCGACAGGCTCGGCGCCTCTGGCAAGTATCAGGCGTATCGTGTGCGAACGGTGAGACGGTTCGCCTGCCTTTGCTCTGTGCTTGTGCTGATACATTCGCTTTCCTTTGCCCTTACCCACGTAGAAAACTTTTCCGGTTTCGTCTCTGAGTTCGTATACGTAAAACATGCGCGCATCTTAGGCGCGGTTCACTCCTGAATAGGTCCATCGTCTTCAGGTTTATAGGTCCAGTCAAGGCGCGTCCCCGGAATGACCGGGGCAGGGACTCTTACGCGCTACGCTTCTTTCGGGCTGTCGCATTCGTCGCAGCGGCCGTCCTCGTCGATGTATCCTCCACATTTGCACTGCCGTGGCTGGTCTTCGTCAAAAGCCTCTAGCACTTCGTTGTTGTAGTACTCGGACAGAATCTCGTGGATCCCGGGAATGTCGAGTAAATCGCCTTTGTTCGCCATTACGATCTCGGACAGGATCTCGTCAAACTTCTCGCTGGTTAGTCCGCGTTCTTCATAAGTCTTCAAAGTTTTGGTGCTCATATGGTGATCTCCTAGAAAAGTTTCTTGGTTGCAGGTTCGAACAAAGGCATAGCCTCAATTCGGGTGTGATCGAAAGTCTTACTCTCTTTCAAGAGCTCGGTACGCCGGCCGCCGTAGATCAGGCTGTTAAGCTCGGCAGGGGTAGCCGCGAGGGTGGGCTTCTGTGTGCTTCTATCGCCATCTATGGGCTTCTGTGTGTTGGTTTCAGTTAGCAGGGCTCGGTCAATCCATCCCTGCTCAACGCGAACGGCTTCGGGTGTTACTTCCAGCGGCTCTTGCAGGTGGGATACCTTGCCGTTGGTGTAGCAATGGAACTCCAAGCGGAACTCGGGCGCGTCCAACTTCTTCGCCTCTTCGCGTTGGCCTGCGCGGTAGGCTTCAAGGGTGGCGGCGTCGGCCGTGGTCAACGGCAGGCCGTGATACTCGCGGGGATTAAAGGGCTTCTCGTGCTCCGCTGGCGTTACGCCGTCCCAGGCTTTCACGGGAAACTCTGCTTTGGGCGTGATCTGCTCTTTCGCCCATTCCGCAAAGTTCTGTTCTCTCGCTGCCTGGCAGTTTCCCTCTGACGTGTGTAGTGTGTAGAGGGCGGCCTGTAGCGCGTTGACGCCTGCTTTCGCGTGCGTGGTCTTCTGGCCGGTGATCTGGGTTATCAGATACGCTCGGTTGCCGACGTTCGCGGCGCCGGCCAACTGGTACACGTCAAAAGTTCCGTGTGTCCAGTTCTTGAAATTGCGTAAGGCTGCTAGTTGGTTCTCGTGCATTTGGTTCCTCCTGTCGAATCCCGGCGCCGAATCTGACATCGGATCGCTTCGCCGGGCCGGGGTATCAGTCGTGCGGAATGTAATCGTCGCCTTCTTCGTCGTCCGGATCTGGCGCAAAGGCAACGTCTTGGCATTTCTGGCACATTCCCGACATGCTGTACTCTCGACGGTCGATTTCCTCACGGAAGTTCATGTCAGGTGAATCACAGGTGGTGCATGATCCTGCGGCTATCGTTGCCTTTCGGTCTTTGCCGGTAAGGTTTGTCAGGAACTCCTCGATAGGCACTGATTTATCTTCGGGTTTCATGGTCCTATTCTCCAATCTCGATAACGTTCGGGGTGATCTGCTTGATGTGCGAGTCCGCGCGCTTGATGGCGTCGGCGATTGATTCGACGCAGGCGCCTACGTGGTACGTGTCGCCGTGTTCATCGGTGTAACCGTGGCCGATAATCGGTTGCTCGCATCGGTGGCAGCGTAACTCTTCCGGTTGCGTGCCGATCTCGACGCAGCCGAAGCAATAGCCTGGTTCGTCGGACTTGTTGTTGATCGTGATCTCGGCCGCGCAGCACTGACAGTAATCGCGGTCGTCTCCGTTGGTCTCATGCCGCGCAAAGGGGTGAGGGTCGCCAAGAAATTCTTTCAGGCGGTCCAGCGTGTGACCTAACCAGAAATCGCCTTTTCCGTCTTTGTAGCCGTTCATCAGAAACAGGTCATTGATTGCGTCGATAGCCTGCTGTTTCGTCTGAATTGGTTCTGTTGTCGGTAGTCCGTCTCTCATACCAATACCTCCGCGAAATATCCGTCGTTGATTGCGTCGTCTGCCTGTCCGAACAACTCGCACAGGTTCATTCCGTAGCGTTGAGAAGCCAGCATGAAGACTTCTCCAGTAACCTGGTCAACGTCTTCACCGGCCTTAAACAAACTGCCAGCCTTGGACCTGATCTCGGCAGACCACGCGTTACCGTTCCGGGTTACGATCAGCCTGAACCGGGCGTCAGGGGTAAAGAAAGTGCGGGTGATCATTCTTCCCCTTTTAGCCGGTTATCGAGTTTGTCATCGCACGCAAGGCAGTGAAAAATAGCTTGCCCCAACTTGCAGCACGCCACGGCGTAGTCAAGGCTTGCGTTTATTTGCTTGCCATATTCCACGGTGAAATTATCTTTCCCGTGCTGCCAGAGGCGGATAGGGAAAGAGCCATTCAGTAACTCGAAACAGAGTTTACGTCTCATACTGTCCTCCAAAGCCTGCCGGGGCATTGCAGCCCCGTGCGCTGTTCAGGCTGCGATAAACGTCTCCAGTTGCTCGTTCAGCCGTTGGCGTACTCGGAACAGGAACTGCCAAGCCGGGTAATTCTTCACGACGACTTCCAACTGCGCTTTCTTCAGGATCTCGTTTGCCGCTTCCAGTGCGATTATTCTTTCGTTCATGTTCGTGGCCTCCATGCCGCAATGCTTTGCGATTTGAATGCCAAACGCTAAGTGCTTTGTTTTCGTATGACTTACAGCAGAATGTGACGTATTTTGTCACTCACTCACATGGCCGAATAGCAGGTAACTCAAGCAGAATCAATGCGTTGCCACTTTTTGTCAGTCGAAATGACAATTTGCGGCACACAACATAAAACCCCCGGATCGCTCCGAGGGTCTCATGCGGTTCGTATCGGTTTTTTGTCGGCCTCAGGGCAGGCTTGACGCTTGACAGTCTGCATGGTTCGGGTGTACAAGTCAACCCCATGCGTAGGTTCGCATCGGATTTGTCCGGCAATTCGTCATCCCGCATAAACACACGTCAAGCCATGAGTGTGTCCGGAACCACCACGGTATCAGTGGGCGCTGAGGGTAATAGAAGCAATTCAGGATCACGCGCGGAACGAACAATAACGCGCGAAGAACTGTCACACAGTCACAGTCAGGTACACAGGCCCTGACCGTCTCCCTTTGCTGGTCTTCTGCTCGAAACCAGCCGGAAAGTAGGCCCGATCAAATAACCATCGGGCGACCTGAATCCGCAATTGAGACGCAGAACGACAGTGAATGCCAATACTACCCTGGGTAAGTACTGCCTGTCAGAGACCGGAGAGCAAGACGCATGTCTGAATCGAAGCCCATTCCTGATCCCATCCCCTGCGATGAATGTCTTCAGATCGACTCCCACTCCAGTGATTGCTTCATCGGTGAGAAGATCGCACGCGAAGAACTCCTTGATGCGGCGCAGCAGGACCATCCAAGTTCCCCTTGTGATGACGAAATATCGGCACTTCACGCTCAATGGCTCGCAAAGGCAAGAATCATCAAGACCTGAGTCGTGTCTCGTCTCAATCGCTGCCTCATGAGATGCGAAACGTATGAGTGACGATATATCGGCAGTCTCGCAAGGTCACATGCCTGAGCAGTGCCGACATATCGGCAGTTCGGGTGCCTGGATGATAGCGAAGACCTTCAGAGTTCGGATCGGGATGGTTGTCTGCTATGCGTAAATCGGTCGTTTACTGCATGTTGTCAGCCTGGACGCTATCTCCCTTGCCATCAACGCGCAATGATCCCCTCTATGTTACCCGTTTGTTGACCGCCACCCATGCCGGCCACCGCGGGCTGTCGGACTGGCAGGACTCGAGTCGATGGTCTTGCTGTAGGCTTTCTTGTTGTCGAGGGGGTCGCTGTTGGCGCCGGATAGGCGCTTGATCTCGGACTCTCCATTTTAAATTTCAAAAAACAACTTTTGAGGTTTTCAGGAGGCTGGATGAAGATTCGGAAGATTGACGTGGGATTCCTGCATTGGTGCCCTGGGTGTGATGAGGCGCATATCGTTGAGGTTCCGAGGTGGACGTGGAACGGAGATGAGGAAAGGCCAACTGTGACGCCATCGGTGAATATGCCGGGGAGATGCCATTACGTGTTGACAGGAGGAGTTATTCGATTTTGCGGCGATTGTTCGCATGGGATGGCTGGTAAAGTTGTTGAGATGCCTGACTTTCCTTCCGACTGGTGAATGAACAAAAATAGTTCTTGCAACGTTTGTTAGTCTTCTGTAAAAGGGTTGCTGTGAATTATTACAATGACAACGATCCGGGAGCGGTGGGGTGGCTGAAAGGGTTGATAGCGAACGGGTTGATCTCGGAAGGGGTGGTGGATGATCGAAGCGTCGGTGATGTGCGGGGAGAGGATTTGCGGGGATACGAGCGGGTTGCTCTTTTCGCTGGGATTGCCGGATGGGATCTCGCGTTCCAACTTGCAGGCTGGCCGGCAGGCCGACCTGTTTGGAGCGCCAGTTTCCCCTGTCAGCCGTTCAGTGCGGCCGGAAAAGGTAAAGGGGGCGAAGACGAGCGTCACTTGTGGCCGGTCGGACTCGGGCTCATCCGAGAGTGCAAACCTGAGTGCATTTTTGGGGAGCAGGTTGAAGCAGCGATTGGACACGGATGGCTCGATCGAGTTTTCTCTGACCTGGAAGCAGAAGGTTACGCCTGCGGGGCGGTTATTCTCCCTGCTGCGAGCGTCGGCGCGCCGCATATCCGATCGAGGATATTCTGGGTGGCGGTCTCCAGACACGGGAGAAAACCGCGGGGGAGCGTATCAGGATCCAGAGAAGGCGCTTCGGCTCGCCGAAGCGGGGCATCAGATCAATCTGGAGGATCAGAGCATTCTGGCGCATTGGCCAACCCCGGACGCGAGCGAGGGTGGACCAAGGACTCCGGACGCCCGGAGAGGTTCAGCGCCGGGATTGAAGGCAGCTTCGCTTTTGGCCCCACATCCGGAGGTACCGGTCCCGCCGTTGCTAACCGGATGGGCTCGCCCATCCGCGCGCGGGAGCCAGGAGCAGCCGATAGGATCGTGGCAGACTCCGAAAGCCGAAGAGAAAGTTCGGAGCGAGGAGTTCCTGCGGGGGCGATCTCCGAATCCAGTGGAGGTTTTCGGTTGGACGAGTCCAACCGCAGTGGACGGCAGGAGGGGCAGTCTTCCTCCGAGACCGACAGACACGGGAGTTCTGTTGAGCCAGATGGTAGCGGTGTCAGGCTGGCCGTCACCCCTTGCGAGCGAAGTTCGCCAAGGCTATCAGAATCGCCACAACGGGAAGAAGGGGAGTCAGGAGAGTTTAATCACGATAGCCATTCATGCAGTTTACGGACTGCCAATTTCTGGTCCGACTTCGATCTCGTCCCCTGCGCAGACGGGAAAGCGAGGCGCGTTGGCTGCCGACTTCAGTTTGTGGTTGATGGGATTTCCGAGGGCTTGGCTGCTGGTAGGACAGCGAGTATTCGCGAAGAGGAGCAAGTAGATGGGGAGGCCGAGGATGGAAGATCCGCTTCAATTTTGCAAAGCTTGCGGGGCGCAGATGCACCGGCAGAGGTTTCCGAACGGAGCATTGGAGGATCTGACTCAGTTCCGCAAGAGGGTCTTTTGCAACCAAGCCTGCATGGCTGCGTGGATGATGAAACCTGTCGAGTTACTCACAGTCGAAACGAGCCGAATCCGCGCCAGGAAGAATCGGAAGCCAGCGTGCGAAACCTGCGGCCGGACTCGCCGCTTGGTCGTTCACCATATGGACGAGAACCCATTCAACAACGAGTTGTCCAACCTGAAGACGTTGTGCATTACCTGTCACAATCGCTGGCATTGGGAACATGGGAAGCAGAATTCGAGACGAGCGGCGCCATGCCTGGTTTGCTCAAAGCCTTCCAGGCGTCACCGATACTGCGAGAAGCACGCGGAACGTTTCCGGAAATATGGCGATCCGCTACTGACGAAACGAGGCAATTCGTTGGGCAGTTTCTTTGTGCGCGAGGTGTCAGATGGGATCTCGTTAAGATCCTCGTTCCTACCAAAGAGCAACCCGGTAGAGTAAAACTCTTGAAGGGCGCCGGCAACGCGATAGTGCCGTGGGTGGCTGCGGAGTTTATCCGAGCGTTTTTGGAATGGGAGGCAGAGCAATGCTGAAAGCCGCGATTTACATTCGTGTAAGCACTGCAAAACAAGAGGGCGAGAACCAAGCCACCGTCCTGCGGGAGTACGCGGCCCGGGAGGGTTGGTCGGTCGTGGAGTACGAGGACCAGGCTTCCGGGAAGACTTCGGATCGGGAGGCGTTTAACCGGTTGTTTGAGGATGCGCGGTTGAAGAAGTTCGATCTGGTGTTGTTTTGGGCGTTGGACCGGTTTTCGAGGGAAGGGGCGCTGAAGACGCTGGAGTTGCTGCAGGAGTTGAGTAAAGCGGGTGTGGCGTGGAAGTCGTACTCGGAGCAGTACCTGGATTCGTTGGGGCCGTTCGCGGAGGCGGTGATTGCGATATTGGCGGCGATCGCGAAGCAGGAGCGGATCCGGATCTCGGAGCGCACTCTTGCCGGCTTGGCCCGGGCGAACGCAGAAGGGCGCCATGGAGGAAGGCCGGCGCGGATCTTTGATCGAGAGAAGGTGGTGGCTTTGAGGGAGCAGGGAAAGTCCTGGAACCAGATCTCCGCGGAGATGGGGATAGCGAAGGCGACGGCGATGAAGGCGTTCAAGCTTGCCCCACCGTCCCCCACGGCAGTAGGATAGCGCGATGAATCGAAGAGGCTTCTTTGAGATTGTTTCAGCGTTACCGGTGCTCGGGTGGTTTGGTAGGAAGTTCTTCGAGCCAAAGCCGAAACCTACCGGCGAAGTGTTCTTCAGCCATCCTGATCTCAAGTTCACGATCTCGGAGGATCCGAACTGGAAAGCCGCGTGGTCTCCAGACTTTCCGTTTTGGCACGGCGAATACCCTGTGTACGAAATCAAACTTCCCGGCTGGAAAAAGGTCTACATCGATCCCGATCTGAAGGAGAAACCATGAAGCGACGCGGATTTCTGAGTTGCCTGCCGTTCCTGGCGCCGGCCGTTGTGGCTGCGGTGCCGAAGCAGGAGAACCCGGATGACTTCGAATGGGAAGGCTGTCGGGTGAAGTGGCGGGATTACGTTGGAGAGCAGGCGAGCGATCGACTGGAAGGATTCTGGACGGCGTGGCCAATTCGAGAGGAAGACCGCAATCGCCAGTATCCCTATTTCGTTTCGATGACAAGCCGGGACTGGAACGAAGAGTCAATTGTCAGTCGCTACAATCCCGGGAACGCGTTTCGCATGGGATGCCTGATGATCACGCGACAGAGTTCGGACGATGAGAAAGAGACCGCCAAGACGGCATCTCTCGCCGCCCTGAAGCAGTTCATCCTCGACGAGAAGAAGCCTGAGCCGGAATACACTTTCAAGTTTTCAGGATTCAAAGCGCCGGTTGGCGGTTCTTATGACCCAGCGAGCGAATTCCCTGTCGATCAAGTCGTGACCGTTGACCTTTCCGCGTATCACCCTGAAGGCGGCCCGCTCTTTGGTGAGGTGTTCTCAGACCATCCGTTATTGGACTATGCGAGGCTGAAGCGTGGCTGATCCAGTCGATTTCTCAGCGCTCCAAGATTTGTACAACACTGTGCAAACTCAGTCTGGCGTCTGCGATCACGCCAGTTCAACGATCATGTTGGCCGATGGCGTGTATACGTTCCATTGTTCCGATTGTGGACGTCACGGCATTGGAGATGAAAAGGCAGCACGATACCTGGGATGGATCGAATGACCTACGGCCTTATCGACCTGTCGGGAAACGCGGACTCTTTCAGCCGGCCGACTGAGCCTGACTCGTTCCAGAGGTTTGACCCGCGGCTTTCATTCTTTCGACCTCGGCGCGCAAATCGGAAATCTCCTGCTGGCGTTCCTCTTCAAGCTTCTGAAACGCTGTCGTCAGGTGGACAACTACCTCCTCGATCGCGTCCCGATACTGCTGCCGCGTAACCAGCTTTCCATCCAGCAAGTACCTGTAAAGCATCGCCAGAGGTTCGAGCACGCAATGTAGGAGCTCGTGGATGACGGACTGCTCCTGTCCATCCTTGCCGTCCGTAAAGAACTTCGGCATGAACGTGACGGTCGCAAACTTGTAGATCGAGTTCGGATCGCACTTTGCCCTGGTGTCGGGGTCGGCCTCATCGTAGGCGTCGAACATCGGCGTGATCCGGTAGTGTGAAAGAAACAGCACGTTGCGCCAGTACTTGATCGCTTCTGAGACTTCCGCCTTCTGGACGTCGGTGGGTTGGAAGGGGTCGCTCAATTTGCCTCCGGAAGATTTCCGTCGTCGTCTATTTCGATCCCGCACCAGCAGCACTTATCCTGAGTCCAAATGCAGTTGCAGTGATGACCGCATTTCCGGAGAGATTTAGGGCACTCGTTTGGCTTGCCTTCAGATTCTTCGCAGGTTGAGCAGTGTCGATCGAGTTCGTTCACAGTGCCAACTTCCTTCCGTTCTTCTCGTAGAGACCCCAGTGCGCCTGGCAGAAATCGATGTTTGGACCGAGAGCCTCTGCCGGCCGCGCGCAGTGCTCGCAGAGCCATCGGTCGCAGGTTCCCTTGGTAATCGGGTAATCGCACTGCCTGGAGCTGGGGCGCCCGCAGGAATCGCAGGGCTTTCGCTTCTGCCGACCACCGCAGATGATCCCGGAAACGCTTCCGATCTTGAACGGCGTGCAGGCCATTACCGCTCCCAGTTCCAGAGCTGGCGGTTTCCCTTGGCAGCAATCCCGGGCTCAAAGACGTCGATCATCTTCAGCATCCACGCATACCGACCGTCCTCGTAATTGCCGAACAGCATCTCTCTGTCGGTCAGTTCGTTTTCTAGCTCGGAGACGCGAACAACGTCGTATAGATTCACGACGCAGAGAACCTTTCCCGCTGGCAGTCCCTTGAGGATCGTGTCTACGCGACTCCCGGTCCTGTCGTCTCGGTCTCGACGTGCTCCAAAGACTTCAGCAAGCTCATCTCTGAAAGGCTCAGTCTGAGCAGACCGACCAAGCCATTTCACAGGAAGTTTCGCCGCAGAGTGAATTGCGAGTTCTCCGCGATACTTTGTCGACCAGCATCTCGTTTCAATCTTCTTCACTTCCATGGCTACGAGAGTGGCCCATGGTTGCCAGAGTGTTAAGGCCTTCATCAGTTCACCGTCTCGAACTGCGTGAGGATCGCCCGGTAGCGGGCCTGCTTGTAGGACTCGCCTTCTGCCGGCGTGGTGGATCCGACGCAGCGGTAGGGCGCGTCTGACTGGCACATCACACCTTTTCCGTCGTCCTTCGCTCTGGACGTGTAGCGGTGTTTCATCTCACAAGAACACTGTTGGACCCAAATTCGATCAGTCTCCGAAGCGGTTGCATTCACAGGACGATTCTCCTGGCTGCCGAAACTGACACTGGCCAGCTTCGTAGCGGTTCGAAAGGTTCATTCCCAGTTGGTGGAGGCTTTTGGCATGTCCGCACTTCAGACACTTCAAGGCGGACTTTCCAGCACCATAGATTGCCTCGTGCGGGGTGGACGGGTGATTCTGAGTGGCCAACCCTTTGAGTTTCGCGTTGCTGACGTTCGTACGTTGGTGGCGGGAGCGTCTCACTGGCGTCACCTACTCACTTTCTTGACGAGCGACTGAAACTGCGGACTCTCGGTTAACTGCCTGACAGGAACCGCCTCGCCACTGGCAATCTGCTCTTTTGAGGGCCACGCTGCGATTTGTGCGCTCTCCCGCTCCTGCATAACCCGAACTGCAATCGGCTGGACGTGCTTTCGAACATCAGCGGGCGTTGGAAATTCCGTGCAGGTTCCGCGGGCCGCCTTGAATGCGAGGTCGAGCACTTCCGGATTCGTCCGCTCGAACTCCTCAAGGAATTCGTCGAACCGTTCTGGAAAATCATCGAGAGTCTTTCCGTACATCGGGTAGATCGACGAGTAGCGTTTGAGCCAGTTTCCGACTAACAAAATCCTTTGCTGCTCTGGTGTTGGCGTTTTCTCGCTTGGGTTGCTCATGAGTCACCTTTTCGATAGCTGTGAACAAGGTTGGTTCGTCGTGAAGAACTTCCGTGCGTTCCTCGTAATAGTCTTCCCATCGGGTTAACCAAGTGCAGAGATGCAGAACATAGTGAGCGATCTCTTCGAGTGTTTCACCTCTGGCCATCTTCGTCCGGTACATCGTCGCGACTTCTATAGCGTAGGCGTCCCTGGCGATTGCCAGCTTACGAAGTCCGTTGTCTGTTTTGCAGATCGCATCGAAACGACGCTGGGCCCTGGATCGATCGCCGATCTTTATCCAAGGCCCTGATTTCTTAAACTCAAGCAGCGTCATTGGAGGCTAATAGCGTTCCGACCGTGACCGTCCGTGCCCGGTATCGTTGTCAGACCGCGGCGCCTTCGGTCTAGCCTCGTTGACGGTGAGCGATCGCCCGGCGAGGTTCGACCCGTTCGCCTTCTCGATCACCTTCCGAACATCCGTGTCTTCGGTGACGTCGACGAAGCCGAAGCCTTTTGACCTGCCCGTGTCGCGGTCCATCACGATATCGACCTTGATGACCTTGGCGCCGAACGATTGCATGTGGCGCGAGATGTCGTCCTGGCCGAGAGAAAAACTGAGGTTTCCTACATAGATGCGAGTGTTCATGAGAATGAGAGTCCTTTCAGGTTTGAGTTATTGAGAGACGGGAATTGTAAGCTTTCTGATCATCACGTCGCCATCGAGGAAGTGGGAGTCGCAGACGAACTGGTTCTCGCCTTCGATCTGTTTGGTCGCAGGCCCGCTGCAGACCTTGCATGGTTGTCCGGCAGGCTGGTTCGCCTCCGCAGCTTTCTCGAGTTCCTTCTCTCGATCTTCCTGAGAGAGCGGTTGCTTATCGACCTGTTCGTTGGTGTCGAGGCGGAAGAGCCCGCGGGCATTCTCGCCTTCGAGGATTCTCCATTCGCACTTCACGCGCTCGAACGTGAACGGTTTCTTCAGGACGCGCGCGATCTCCTGCATCTGCTCATCGATGTTTTTCAGGCGAGCATTGAAATCAGAGTCCGCGTCTTTCTTTTCTTCCTTCACTTCGAGGGCCGACTGATAGAGCAGCGCCAGGCGCGTCTTCTTCTGGTTGAGCAGTTCGTCACTCAACGGGAGCTCGATTTCTCGATGGATGACCCCAGGCGTGCTGAACAACTCCGGTTGAACTTCTGCGACAGGCGCGCGACCGTGGCCCGTCTCGGCAACGTGTGCTTCCATTCCTGAAAGCGTTGGTGATGTAAACGAGCAGCCAGCGGAACAGACGTATCCGCTGCGGTCAGGCTCCTCCTCTTGATCGACGACTGATCCGACGTCGATTATATTTTCAGATCCAACGATCTCCTCTGCGGTGGGACCGTCGAGAAACGATTCTTCGATAACAGTAACGCCACTTTCCGACGTCACTTTCATTTCAGGCTTTGGCCCGGCTTTCCCTTTCATTGCGGTGGACTCCTTTCGAGAGCGCAGAATAGACATCGTTAAACAAAATGTCAACTGCGAACTTTACATTCTGATTGTCATTGTGTATGGTGTGCGCATGGAACTGGAATTACCAATTCAGAAGAACGAGCAACTGGCTATCAGGCTGGAGCCGGAACTGAAGAAGCGGCTGGATGATCACGCCAAGAAAGTCGGGCATTCTGCGTCGACCGTAGCCCGTGCCATCATCAAAGCATTCTTCGATGAACAGAGGAGAAAGAAACAATGATTGAAACGGTTCGCATTCCCAGCAAAAGTTTCTCGGCCTTATCTGGGTCAGAGATAATCGAAATTCTCTGCACTCAACTACGATCCGCCCTTGAGGCTGATGATTCATTTTCGCCGCACCTTACATTCCCCGTAGTCGAGGCGCAGTGGTCTCTCACTTTCAGGGCGTATCCTGGCCGCAACAGCGTGACGCCGATCGAGGTGAAGGTGGGCCTAAAAGCGAAGGGCGAAGGCGAACTGCCTGAACTTCAGGAGCCCATCGTCGGCGATAAGAAAGGCGAGATCGTGACGGACACCCCGGACGCAGAGCGCGTGAAGCACGGCATGCCGGTGACGAGGCCGGAACTGGTAGGAGGCCGCTTTGTTGACCAGAAAATTATCGAGAAGCCGCTTCCTGAGATTCCGAGAATGGAGGACTGATGCGTCAAAGCAAGTTTGAGATTTACCGGGACGCCAAGAAGGAATACCGGTGGCGGCTTCGAAATGCGAACGGGAAAATCACCGCCGATAGCGGCGAGGGCTATGAAAGAAAGAACGCCGCCGCAAGGGCTGCACGGCGACATCAGGTTTCGGTCTATACCGCGGTCATCGTTTTCATCGAACCGAAGGTGAAGTAATGGGACGCGAGAAATGGCCGGCCGATCCGAAGGCTAAACTTCAGTCCCTGGCCGGTCTGTTTCCAGAGAAGTTCAAGAAGGCCAAGAAAAAGAAGTGAGCCTGATCAATCTGACTGTAAACATGACTCGGGTCGCGGAGGCGTTAGAGCGTATCGCGGTCTGTATGGAACGCGCCTTCCCGGTTCCCGAGTTTCACGAAACAAAGAAGCGTGGCGCAGAGGCCATCGTGAGGTCATCCCCAGCGGCACAATGGGAAAGAGAACAAAAACAGATTCGAAGGAAAATCCGGGAGGAGGAGGGCCTGCCTCCACTCCCAGAGAACGAGTAGCGAAGAAAGAGTCGGCGATTGTTGATCTCCCGGCTGCCTTTTTTGAGACTCCTGTTTCCGCGCAGACAACGATGAACCGTGCGGACCTTCGAATGGTTCTCACGAAGTACGAGGGCCGTCTGGACGCGAAGGGCTACTCTTGGGATATCAAGTCCAAGGTGCTTGGTGGAGGCATCTACCTCGTAAGCCTCAAGCGCGGCGAGCGCGTCGTGGTTGTCGAGGAGGAGTCGGATCTACCTCGCTTTGAGCGAGACATTCTTTTGCTGAGTGAGGCGTTGCGTGGATAAGCAAGAATTCAACGACGGCGTTCCTGCCGTTCCGAAAATGAGAACTTTCAAAGGCGATCTGTCTGTCAAGACGATCATGGAAACGTATTGCGAGTGCTGCTTTGGAAACGTCGAGCCGACGCAGATTCGATGCAACAAGGAAACGTGGCGCAAATTGCTTCACAAAATGATCGACGTTGCCGACCCGCGCTATGGCGGCATGATGTTGATGCGGATCAACGCCGCCAGCGTCGTTTACGATCCCGAAGTTCCTGAAGGCCAGTTGCACTTCGACGTTCCGGCTGACAACGGAAGGTTTGGTGCGATTCTGGAGTTGGATGTAGAATCGGCTTCGAACTTATGAGTGACCTATAAACACAACAACAGCGCGAGGACGGGATGGAATTCCTCACAAGAAGTTTGCTCGGCACTTCCGGGCGACTGTAGCGGGCTGGTGGCCCTAACGACCGATACGGGCCATCCCCACAAAATTTGACACTTGCAAGTCAGGGGAAGGCCGGGAGCCAAAAACTCTCGGCCTTTTCGTTTGTGCTATCCTGCCGCCAATGTACAGCCGCGTAGTCGTAGAATCCCGCCTGAAGAAAGCCTCTCAGGCACTCGGGTTCGAAATCCAATACCACAGCGACTCTGACCGTGAGCGCAACGTTGCCGACCTGGTGGCGCTTCGAGACCAAGAGACAGGTGCGCTGAAGGGCAAACTCGATCAGGACCAAATTCGTTTCATCCGGAACGAAAGGGCGCGCGTGACATGCGACCTGAGCGCGTATCACCAGTACGTTCACATCGTTGGGTGGGAAGGACGGAAGGTCCGCTATAAGCCCAACATTGCCCAAAGGATCATGGGCGATCTTCGCGCAGAGATGGAAGGAAAAGGCCACGCTATCAAGATCATGAATCTCAAGGCGCGGCGCCTCGGTATCTCAACAGACGAGGAAATCGCCATCGGGCATCGCGTGCAATGCTGGTCTCACACCACAGGGATCGTTGCGTCTGCGGATCCAGAGATGTCTGCGAAGATGTCGCAGATCCTCGAATTCAACTGGCAGCACATGCCATGGTTTCTGATGCCGCGGAAGACGCGCTACAACGTCGGCGAACTGATTGGCTTCGGTGATATTGGAAGTCAGGTTTCGATTCAGGCCGGTTCGCAGTTGAAAGGTATCGGTCGCGGTGACACGCCGCAGGTTGCCCACCTCTCGGAAATTTCGTACTACAAGAATCCTGAAGAACTGATCGAAGCGTCCCTGGTCCGCGCAATGATTCCGAATCCCTACACACTTCTCTTGCTCGAGACGACGGCAGCCGGCCGATTCGGATGGACGTACGACACTTGGGTTCACTCGAAAGAGAACTGGCCAAACTCCGACTTGCGTCCAGTTTTCCTGCCCTGGTACGTGGGCTCAGATATCTATCCGTCTGAAACATGGATCAAGCAATTCCCGATTCCAGTTGGTTGGCGTCCACACGAACTGACGATCAAACACGCGGAGCAAGCTGCAGCGTACGTGCGCGTGAGCGACATTCTCCGAAAGTACTTGGGGCCAGACTGGAAGATGCCGCTTGAGCAGATGTGGTGGTGGGAGTTTGAATACCGGGCGGCAAAGCAGAAAAAGACTCTCGCCAAGTTCCTTGCTGAAATTGCGGCCGATGATGAATCGGCGTTCCAGTCGGGTAACGTCTCGTGTTTCGACGTCGAAGTGATCGCGTCTCACCGGGCAAATACGAAGCCGCCGATCGACGTCTACGGGTTCAACGGTGCGCACATTGCGCCGAAGCTTCGTGTGGATCCTTCGCGGTCGAAGATCCGCAATCACAACAAGCCCTGCATCGATATCACCGCGCGATGGCATCGGATGCACGAGCCGATGACGTTCCAGTTGGTTCCAGTGTTGTGGAATCCTGACAGGTCGCATCTTGACCACTTGCTAATTTACGAGCACCCGCGCGCCGATCAGAACTACGGGTTCGGCGTCGACACATCGGAAGGCGTGGGACGGGATTGCTCGGTATTTAATGGCATTCGCAAGGGCACGATGTACGACGATGCCGAACAGGTGTGCCTGTATTCAAGTTCGACGATTGGCGCTCTCGACCTCTGGTCTCTCCTGATGGCTGTTGGGACATACTACTCCACGAAAGACATCAATGGGATTCTGCGCCAGGCGCGTATCGCAATCGAGGTTGGACGTGGAAGTGGAGAGGCCTGCCAGGAAGAGTTGAAGAAATCTGGATGGTCAAACTTCCACCCGTGGCATCGAATGGCAGCACCTCAGAAGTTCCAGAGTGCATCCCAGAGCATCGGGTGGCGCATGACTGAAGCTTCTCGCCGATTTATGCTGCTTTGGCTCATCGACGCGATCGATAACTACTGGCTGCGCGTGAATGCTCCTTCAACGGTTTCGGAACTGGAGGGTCTTGAGAAGGACAGCCAGTCACAGAAACTGAAAGCGTCCTACGGCATGAGGGACGACGAAGTGATCTCGCTCGGGATCGGACTCGCTTCGCTCCACCTCGACGAACTGCTTTTGAAGAAGTCGATGGACCGCCGAAAGAACGCGACCGTGGCCCGCGAGTATCTCCGGTACAAGCCTCCCCTCTCAGCCTCCAGCCTGCCAGAGCACATGCTCAACAGCGTGCGGTCGACTGTCGATCAGGAGTATGAGAGTGAAGGGTTTCTTGGTATAAGCCAGCGTCTTATGGGAAGATAGGCGCCGATGAGACGCGGACCTGTTTTCCCATTCTCGAAGAAGCGGTTCCTGGCTGGCAAGCGGATCGTCTCCCATGCCGACATCGAGAATCGCGATTGCCCTGCCTGCGGTGGAACCGGAAAGAAAACTCTCGCTCAGGTTGGGAATACGTTCACGAAGAAATCTGAAGTTGCGTGGTGGTGTGACGTTTGTGCTGGCACAGGGACAATCGCGACAACGGAAAGTACCTACAGGGATCTTCAGGAACATTACGGAGTCAAGCATGTCGTCATCTAAATCATCTTCTAAGCCTGAAGTTGGGTGCCGCAATAAGACAAAGGAAAGCGCCAATGCCAATCTATGATTTCGTCGGAAAGTGCGGGAAGTCTTTCGAGGCAGTAGTCCCGTCTGGTACCGAGAAAACTTCGTGCAGGTGCGAGAAGGCTCGATGCGTTGCGAAGCGTGACGAAATAGTCAGACTCCGTGGGCACAGCAGACAAGAAGCTATGAATGCGGCTCGGTTTTTAGCTCCAGTTGTGTACCGCGCGAAAGACGGTACATATAGATTCCCTGGATCCACAAATTCCAAGGAAACACGGCGCCTCGAAAGACTCGGGATGGAGCGCGTTGAACTTAACGACACGGTTAAAATAAGAAAATTCGAAAAATCCATGAACGAGTCGGAGCGCCAGAAGTATCAGGCATTTCAGGCAGGCCGTGAGCGTCTCTACCGCGATCAACGTAAGATCAGCCGCGACTCTCCTGAATGGAAAGCCGCCTATTCTCGAATGAGTCCGCGGGAGCGAGAGTTTGCCGATTACGCGATGAAACAGAACGATGAGAAGCGGTTTGCTGAACGGTCGTTCGACGCCGGCTTCAACATCCAGGCGTTTTCGTACGACTCTTCGAATCGTGAGGAGCATCGGGACGTGTCGACCGGATGGCGTGGGAGGAAGTACTGATGTTTGAATACCTGCAACCGAAGGATGGTCCTGTCGTCGATGGCTTAGAACCGTACGAGATCGTGATGGCAGAAAAGCAGCCGGAATACAATCCGCTGCGCATCCTGCCCGGTGCCACGCCTCATGGCGAGCGGCTCTCACGGTGGACCTTCACGCCCGAGCAGCGTCTGGCAATAGCAAACGGAGCGGATATCTTCCTTGAACTCCTGACGTTCAATCTTCCGATGCAGCCGATCCGGATTGCCGTTGGCGACAATCCCAGCGATGAGGTCTTCCGTCAAGGCTACAATCTGGTCTACTTCGAAAAGGTTCCGGTCTAAATGTCACGTCGCCTGTCCGACTACCGCGCTCCTCGATTCGACTCCGCGGAGCCGGAAAAGGTCGGCTGGTTCGACGATCAGTTCAAGCAGGCTCAAGCCTTCCTCCAGTCTCAGCGAGCATTCCCCGACCTCGACAAAGCCCGGGAGTTCATTGCGGGCCCCGACATGGAGCGCCTTCCGGATTCCTACAGCCGTGTCGACCTCAACATGGGCAAGCGGCAGATCCGCGAGAACATCGCTACCCTCTCGAACGTCAGGCCGTTATGGGGCTTCCACACCGATCAGAAGGAACTTGAAGGACTCGTCGACTATCGCAACCGGATGCTGCGCGCATGGCATCAAAACACGTTCTTCGACCGATCTCTTGAAGACACCCTGAAATACACAGGTGTCGAAGGAACCGGCTACATCCGGCCGTACTGGGATCCGAACCACTACGCTCCAGGCCGCGGCGAAATCGTCTGCGCATCCTACGGCGCCGGCCAAGTCTTCCCTGTCCAGATGGGGCAGGATCGCAACATCCAGAAAGCCTACGCGGTGATCATCCACCATCAGGTTCCTCTCGCCCAGGCGCACGCGATGTATCCCACCAAGCAGCACCTCATCACTCCTGACCGCGATGGGCCTACTGGACTCTTGAAAGTATGGGGCAAGGTGCAGCGCTGGCTTTCCCCTGCGTTGAACGTTGGCGGAACTGGCCGCGGACAAGGAACCGATAACGCCATCTTTCCGGTCGCTGATATCTACGAAGTGATCATCCTCGACCCGTCCATCAACGAGACCGATCATGAGATGTCTTTCGGGAAGCCGGATACGTCGTGGTTCTATAAGGTGCCGTACGTTGGAATGGAAATCCCGGCTGGCTACAACAACACGTCTGGCCAGTTGCTTTACCGCAAAGCGCTTCCTGAAGACTGCATGATGTATCCGCTCAGGCGCAGGATGGTCTTCTCGTCGAAGTGCTGCCTTGATGACGACACGCAGCAGGAATGGCACGGCAAAGTGCCTCTGGTGAAGTTCCAGTTAGATTCCTGGCCGTGGGAGTATCTCGGGTTTGGAATGCCTCGCGACTACCGCCCGGTGCAGGATTCGAATCGGCGTATCCTCCGCGGGATCGACGACAAGATCAATGCGGGCCTGAATCCGGCTCTGAAATACAACGACGGCACGATCGCGCGCTCTCTCGTCGAAGAACTCGACGTTCGACAGCCTGGCCAGAGTGTTGGCGTGGATATGAGCCTTGGGGAACAGATCGCCCCGCTTCTCGGTTCCGATTACTACCGAGTCGATGCTGCCGTCTATCAGCACGTCGAATGGATGTTCCAGCAGGCTTCTTACCTGATCGGAGCGCCGGCGCTCGCGGGGCTCGCCTCTCTTCGCCAGATGCCATCCGATCAAACTCAGGAGAAGTTTGCCGAAGCGATGGGCGCCCTTGTGTGGGACTACTCTCGTGAAGTCGAACGCGGACTCTCAGAATTCGGCGAGCTCTGGAAATGTATGTCGTTCCAACGGTACGACGCCCGGCGCACGGTCCACATGACCGAGATCGACGGTGTGACTGATCGCATCATCAACTGGGAACCTGAAACGGTTATTCCTTCGCATCTGCCGAACGAGAGCAAGCAATCGCCTTCTCAGTACAACTGGTATCAGCGCGCGCGTTTCTACATGGACAAGATGTACATGCAGATCAAGCCGATGACCGCGCACCAGGTCACTCAGATTTCGCACCGGCTGTTCCTCGAACGACTGCGCGAACAAGGATTCCCGATCGATCCTGAAACATTGGCCGATGCTTCAGACATTCCAAACTTCGGCAAGATCAAAGGCGCCACGGTTCTCGAGAAGTACATCAACTGGAAACAACTCGAAGCGGCGATTCAGGCGAAGGCAATCAAGTTGGCGCAGGAAGGTCTGGCGCAAGGGAATGCGACCGATCCGAACGCTGAAGGAGGTGGAGGCGCTGCAGCAGCCGCGGCGAGTGGTCCTGCTAAACCCGAAGGCCGTCCGCCTACCGGCACAGACGCACCTCGTCTTGAAACCAAGGACGGCGGCCGTACGTCGATAACGCAGTCATGAAAACCGAAATCGAACTGACTCCACTATCGGAAACCCTCACGCGCAAAGTGCGCCACAATCCCCGCGACTTGGAATTATTGAGAATGTTGATCAAGGAAGCCAAGAAAACAGGCGTGATGCACTTGCATTTTCAAAGCGGCACTCTCTGCGTTATCGAACTCGAAGAAAAAGAATCCTAAAAAGATTCCCTAAAACACTTCAGCCCCCTGAGTTACTATTCAGGAGGCTGAGATGTCGAGTAGTTCGCGTAGTTCACAAGTGTGCAAAACTTGCAATCAGAAATTACCACGGAGTTTGAGTTATCGCCTACAATTTTCTCCAATTCTGATGCCGTTAAAAAACAAAAGGCTGGGACATCTCTAGTGAAAGCAGTAAACCAGATTCGGCCACCCGCATTGCTCTGGTGGCTCTTTCCCGGGCAACGAGTGCGTAGTCGATTCGCACTAAACGAGGGCTCGCGTCCCGGTCCACAAAAGCCTGTGACTCTTAAACTGAATCTGGAATAAAACTTCTTATCCAAAGGCTGCCAGTCAACCACTCTAATACAGGGAAGAGGGGAGAGGCCCTCGGTGTATCTGCAGTCAAGAAAAGAAAAGTATTGCAATCGAAATCCGCATTGGGTGTAAAGTGACACTCGAACTGCGGGTTTACCGGTTGTTGTAAGGATCAACTCCTTTCGAAACAGACGAAGCTCGGCAGAGGTTAAAAGCCTTTGCCGGGCTTTTTGTATTTTGGAGCACGAAAGAATGGCGAATCGATGTCAATGAATCCCTCGTACGGAGGCTCTGCGGTGGCTCAAGGAGCGCAGCAGCAGACCAACATCGCCGACGAAATCAGAACGGTGATGCGCCAGGTTCGTGAAATTCAAGGCCAACTCGACGCGATTGCTCAAACCTTTCCAGTTGCCTCGGAACCGTTCGATCGTTCGAAGGCTGCAATGCTGGAAGGTATCAAGGCAATCTTGGCAAACTCCGCAGGCCCTGAACCGGCAGCCACAAGGACTCTCGCATGAAAACGCAACGCTGGACCCTGATGCAGCTTGCGGGCAGGAAGGTGTTCTCGATCGCTCGACCCGTCATCGACGGAAGGCAGTCGGCCCAAACACTGGACCCTAACCCCAAACAATCAACAGGAAGGCAATAGCGATGGACTTCGATCTCAAGATTTTCCTCGACGATTTGAAACTGACTCCCGAAGAACGGACCCAGGCTGAAGCTTTATTCACTCCCCGGGTTGACGTTCTGAAATCCCGCGTGATGGCGCAGGCCGACTACAGCCGGAACATGGACAACCTTCGAAAGTTGAAGGACGGCCTGACGGCGAAAGAAACGGCGATCGAGAACGACTTCGCTCGAGTGGCGCAGTTCGAAGCCAAGATGGGCGAGATTCTCGGCACGTCCGATGTGAACCAGGTGGCGCCGGCGCTCCAGACTCTCCTGACCGACCGGGAGACTTTGAAGGCGCAGTACGCAGCTATGGAAGCAGAGCTCAAGAAACATGCTGGCGAGTACGGGTTCGAGTTTAAGCCCCCCGTTGGAGGCACGCCGAATACCCCGAATACTCCCGTCCACAAGCAGAACACGGTGGACACGACAAAGTTCGTGACGCGCGACGAAGTGACGGCGGATCTCCGGTCGACCTATCCGCAGGTGGCCGCCCAGATCCACGACATCAACATCCAGCACACGAAACTTTTCGGAGCCCCTCTTGAGAACGCCAGTGAACTCGTGGCCCTCTCGATGCAGTCCGCGCAGGACGCCATTCGATTCCGCGATCCTTCCCGCGAGAAGACTCCCAGTCAGATTTGGCAGGAGAAGTACAACGTCTCCGGCAAGTTGGCTGAAGTCGCGGAAGCCGGGATCCAGGCCCGAATCGCAAAGGGCATCGAGGAAGACCGGATCAAGCGGGCGTCTCAGCAAGGCAATTCGCCGATACCGAACGCCGGACTTCCCGGTTCTCCGGTCATTGGCGCGCAATTTAAGCCGGTTGTCGACGCGACCAAAGTCGTCAACGCTGGCAACCAGAACCGCGGCGTCGAAGGGGCAATGCAGCGCTTCGGCACGTATTACGGCGGTCAAAGTCAGTAACTATCCCCGGGCGTTAATCGATCCGGGCCGTCAGACATAGGAGCTAAAAATGCCCGATCCGATCCTGGATCCACTTAACGTTACGACTCTAAAGGAAATCTACCCCGCGGTCATCGAAGACTTGTTCTTCCTGAACGCCCCTTTCCTTGCCCACATGCGCGCGAAGGCCCTCGTACCGTTTGGTGGTGGCGCCTTCATGCAGAACGACTTTGCGTACGGCGCACTGATCGGCGGCTTCTATCAGCCGGGCGACAACTTCAACATCGATGTCGTGGACGTTCTCTCTGCGACGATCTTCGATCCGAAGTATGTACAGGTGACGCTTTCCGAGTATCTCGAGAACATGCTCGTCACCAACAAGGGCCCCTTGGCGGTCTTCTCGCTGGTGAACACGAAACTGCGTATCGCGATGAACACGATCTCCGCGATCGTCGCGGTGGCGCTCAACCGGCACGGGCAGCCGTCCGGTGGTGGTGTGGTCGGCAATCGTCCCAAGGCGATCAACGGCACCATCGAAGCCTACAACAACGGGACTGACCCCGGGTGGGAGGGATCGATCTTCACGGCGTATGGCACCCAGGCGCGCAACGGCGTGGTTGGCGACTCCCTGAACTCGACTCCGTATTGGAACGGCACAGCGGCAGGCGCAGCGGCACCGATCTCCTATCCGGTGATTGAGGAGACCTACCAGGATTGCTGCCGTGGTGCGGAGGAACCCGATCTCGGCATCGGCAACAAGGCTGTGTTCGCGTACATCAAAGAGCGCATCCAGACCCAGCAGATTTACCAGCAGGAACGGGATCCGTTCTACGGCGCGTCAGGCTTCAAGATCAACAACGCGATGTTCTTGAAGGACGACTACTTCCCGTCCCTGAAGTACGGCAAGAATCAGCCGCTCATCGGGAACTGGCTGACGTCGACATTCGTGTCGCCGGCTTCCCCGACAGCCGCGTCGAACTACCCGGTCTCGCAGACTTGCACAGTCGGCGAACTGTTCATGTGGTTCAACACCTCGAAGTGGATGCTCCGAATCGCGAACGATCCTGAATTCGGATTTGGCTGGTCTGGCTTCGTGAGAGCTCAGGACGGAACGCGCGTGGCCGGGCAAGTTAAGGCCTCGCTCAACGCACAAAATCGTGCGCCATGGAGTGGCAAGCAAGTCCTTGGAATCAACGGTTGATTAAGCCGTAACGTCTCTAAAACGGGGGCTGTAGAGCCCCCTTCCAGATCGCCCAAGGAAGGGCTCGAAGGAGGATTTCACAATGCCCAGTCGTTTTGAACAAGTCATCAACTCGATGTCGAGTGGTAGCCAGCGCGGCTACAACACCGTCAACGATCCCACGCCTGGAATGGCGGTCTCTTCCGGAACCGGCGCACAGAAGATTTCCCAGTTGGGCAATCGGCTGGTGCTCGGCCCTGACGAGATTCTGTACGATTCCACCATCGGCACGCTTTACGGCGGCGTTTATCAGTACGTGCGGTTTCGCTCGGCTGATGTCACGGCGGCGGCGCGCGGGCTGATCTATCTGTGGGACACCACAGTCGACGAGGATCTTTATCAGGTATCGAACCTGGAGACCATCGGTGGCACAGCCGGTTCTCAGACGTGCTCGTTCCGCGCGGGCATTTGCCTGAACGCGGTGACGGCCGCATACTATGCGTGGATTCAGGTGGCCGGGAAAGCCTCCGTGGACTTCCGCGCGGTTCTCACGGGTGTCGCCGCGGACGGCTGCGGGGTATACCAGGCAAATGCAGGAGCTGGAGCGGATAACGCAACGGCTGACGTTCTGGATGGCAGCGGTGCCAATCCGACGTTCGATCAGGTGGCGCAGATGCAGCGCCTGTATCTCGGCCAGGCAGACGGTATTCCGGTTGCCGGTGCAATTTCGACAATCATGAACATGCCGCTCTTGCTGCGGGTTTGAAGGAGAGACCATGAAAAAGAAACTTACACTTATTGCATTTGCAGCCGCGGTGATGGCGCTTTCGGCATTGCCGTTTTTCAGTCAGGCGAATCTGCGGCAGCCGACAGTCAGCACGACCGGGCTCCTGAACGTAACCTGGACGGCCGGCACATTGAACAACGGTGGGCATGCCGTTGCGATCACTGCGGGTACGCTTAATGCGACGGCCAGTAAGACCGATTGCGCGGCGCCTACCTACACGTCGTGCGATTTCGTGTATGCGGATTCGTCTGGAACCGTTGCGCACTCCGCGACTCTTGCCACCGCCGCGGCCTCTGGCAACACGATCATGGCGATCATCGAGTCGAGCGGTACGGCGATCACGAAAATGTCGTTCCCGTTGCAGAACTCAGGCGTTGGACTTGCCGGACTTGGTGTTATCACTTCGCCGACTCTCGTCACGCCAAACATTGGCGCAGCGACCGGAACCTCCCTTGACTTAACTGGTTCAGTCGACGTCGGCGTTGCCGGAACCACAGTCGGTACCGTGGTGATGCACAATGCAACATCCGGCGCAATCACCCTAACTCCAACCACCGGGGCTCTTGGCACTGTATCGGCCACATTCCCGGCTGCGTCGATCACGGTTCCTGGAACCACGATGACCTCGTGTCTTACATCTGCTACCTGTGCAACACCTACAGCGCAGAGTACAAACGGTAAGATAGCCTACGGTTCTGGGGCTTTGTCATCGGCTACTCCATCGGTGGCTACTATTTCGGGCATCTCCCCGGCTTTTACAGCCACAACGTCAATGTTCTGTACTGCAAGTCCGCTTGGTACGACAGCGACAATTGCGGCATCTTCCATGGTAATCAACCTTGTTTCTACTTCATCCTTTACCGTAACCGGGCCAGACACTGTTACCACGGGATTTCACTGGATTTGCGTCGGCAATTAAGGAGTAATCAATGGCAGCAACAGTAGCAACCGCGATTGTCCAGCAGAAGGTTGTAGCTCATGCCACTGCGATGAAGGGTGTGCCCGTGTATTACACGGGTCCCTCTTTGTACACGCAGTTGGCCGGTGGCGGCGACGTCCTGCAGGCGCAATCGATCATGTTGAAAAACATCTTCGCGGCTGGCGTCGTTGCAGATTCGACAGGCACCTATTGGATCATTCCGATCCTGACGTCAGGTCCAACGACTTCGATCAAGTTCATGTGGGTCACAATCGCGACTGGCGCGGAAGTGGCAGGTTCCACGGATCTTGACGGCTATCACGCGAATCTGATGGTCTGGGGTAACTAATAGCAGGGGTCATGGGTAGCAAATGGCAGATGTCGTCAGCTTGGCTTCAGAGTTGGTTGGTTGGGTGCCAAAGCTTCCTCCAGGCTTGGCTCGGATCCTTGTCAACAGGGCTTGGCGCGACATCTGCGATTCCCGTCTTTGGAGTTTTCTAGTCGAGGACGCGCAGATATACTCGCCGGCGCTCATCTCCGATGGCACGGCTTCCGTAACTCAATTCTCCGATCAGGTCACTCTTGACGCCACGGCTTCGGCTTTGGTGCTCGCCCAGGTTCTCAACACGGGTGCCCCGATGAACACCAGGCAGTTCCGGGTTTCGACCACAGGGCCGATCTACAACATCACGGCGATCGATGTGACGAATCCTGCGGCCATTGTGCTGACGATTGCTCTGGGGACCAATGCGATAGGGTATTCGGGGGAGACAAACGCGGCGGCAAGTTATCAAATTTTCCGCTGCTATTACGACGCTCCGTCCAGAGACTTTAAGAAGTGGCTCTCTGTTTACGACCCGTCGTCAGGCTACTGGCTGAAGATCAACAAGCAGCAGGCTGATATTAATCGAATGGACCCCCAGCGCTCATCGCAAGGGCAGCCGTATATCGTGGCAAGCTTCAAGGCTGGATCAGCCGCAAATGGCCGCGCGCCAAAACAGGAGTGGTACCCAACGCCGACGTTCGAAAAAAGCTATTCAACCCTGTACATACGGCGAGGCGCTGAGCTTGTTGACGATGAAGATATCCCGGATACGATCCCGCCTGGCCTTGTTGTTTGGAAAGCTCTGTCGCATTCCGGAATGTGGGGGCTGGCTAATCAGGGAGCGATACCCGACCTGCGTGGCGTGGACTGGCGCTACTTCATCACTCACGGTCAGGAGAACTACGACAAGATGCTGCCGGGCGTGAAGAAGACAGACGACGAAGTTTATCTGATGAGTCTGGTTAAGCGAACGAACAATTCGCAGTGGCCTTTAGACTCGAAATGGCTCCAGAGTCATTGCCCATGGGGTGCCGGAGGTGGGTGGTGATTTCGCTTTTTAGAGTTTCGTCGTTGGCTGTGTGGAATTTGCGGTGTCGTCAGAGCGTCGTGAATGCTCCATCCAGAACGGATGCGATTGCGCAATCGCTCTACAGGAAGTTTGTAAGTCTCAGCCCACGCGAACAGATGCTTTGTCTCTCCTTTGTAGGTATAGAGTCGATTGTTGCGCTTATTCATGTGCTGTTGGCTTCGAGTGGCCCAACGCACATTACCGGGTTCGTAGTTGCCGTTATTGTTGGGATAGCGGTCCAAGGAATGATTCGAACTTGGCCGCTGTCCGACATCTCTCAGAAATGTCGCGAAATCACGAAACCACTCTTCGCAAACTACGATACCTCTGCCTCCATAGTGTTCGAAATGAACGTATCCAGGATTTGTGCATCGCTGCTTCATATTGACCCACGCCTCATACTCAGGAGTTTTGTGGCTTCCGTGAGTGACGCAGGCGGCTTGAGCTTTGAGAATATTCTTCTTGGATGCCGCGAGATGCTTCGCGCTTTCCACAAATGGTACTATTCGTTTAGCCATTGCGTGATACGTCCTTTCCGTATTGCGATTGGTGAGGCCTCGAAGAGAGCGTCAACTTTCATCGGGGCCGTTTCTATGTTAGCAAACGTTCCAGTTTAAGGAGAACAAAAATGGGCGACCTTCACTCCACGTTTACCGACGCGATTCCGGCTCCGTCAATTGATCCTAAAGTGCCAATCAGTCAGCCGGGAGGTGAGTCGATGAATTCCCCGTTTAAGGACGGGAACATGGGTACCGGATCGATGCAGAGTCCGGCTATTCCATCTGGTCTTGCTATCGGAAATCTCACGCAAGGACCACTTGCTACGCCATTTCGCGACGGCCCCATGAAAGGCAAGAACTCGTAGGAGGACCCGTGCGTCGACTTCTTATTCTGATCGGATTGCTGCTCTGCGCCCAGACTGCGTTTGGATTCGAGAAGTATCAGAACTGGGTGCAGCAGGGAGGGCAGACGATAACGACTGCTGGCATCGCGAGCACGTCCTTTGCTCAAAGATCATTTCTGACTGGGGCGTGCTCCGGGAAGCCGTGTATCACTGTCTACGATCCTCCCGGTCAAACGTCGACTCTAGCGACTATTTATTCCGATAATGGCGTGACGCCACTCGCAAACCCATTCGCCATTCAGGGTGCGACAACAGGCCAGTTCTTCTTCTACGCAGCAGCCGGGCATTACGATGTCCGGGTCACTGCAACCGGCATGACCACCTACACGCTGGGCGATGTTGTTATCGGCACCCCCGGGCTGAACGATTGCACGAACTTCCCCGGGGCTAACGCTGGCGCTCAGATCGCGGCATGCGTGGCAGCGCTGCCGTCGACGGGCGGAACTGCTGACGCGAGAGGCTTCAAGGGCGCTCAAACATGGTCGGCTCCCGTGGCGATCTCCCGGAACACGAATCTTCTGCTCGGAGCCGCAACCTATACCGTCACAGGAAATGCTTTCTCCTATTCCTCTGGCGTGCTCTACGTTCGCGGGTTGGACATGGGGCAGACCACGATTGCCTTGTCTGGTACGTCCGCGTGGAACTTTAATCCAGCCTACGTAACCAGCGGTATGGGTTTTTCGAACCTAAGTGTTACTTCAACCTCGACATCATCTGACGCTGTTCCGATTGGTAACGCCTCATTCATCCCAGGCTACGTCGATATCCACGACGTCAAGATTACGGGCCCGGGTGGAACGACGGGAAGTGCTGACGGGTTTGCCATTGCAGGCATACAAGTCTCGCAGCTTCAAAACATCTGGATCTTCAAGTATCCCGGCGATTGCCTGCATATCGATGCGGAAGGTAGCGGAGAAACGCACTTCATTAACGTGAATCCTGATTCTTGTGGCGACTGGGGAATCCATATCCTGAGCACGACTGTCAATCAGTCGGGCGGATATACGTTCACTGATTCGATTATTTCTAACCGCGATTTGATAAGTGGCTCTGGAGGCGTCGCTGTCCAGAAGGCATCTGGGGCGCAGGCACAACTAAACTTCACATTCATTGGCGGGGGATCAGACAACATCAAGGGCGGTCCTGCGATGTTGTTCAAGAACACCTCAAATATCAAGGTCATCGGCGCTCAGGTGTTTCAGGCGGATTCTGCTGGAACAAACTGCAATCTGAACGCTGGCACGAATTGTTATGCCGGGATTCATGTTTTCAACGTCAATAATGCAATCATCGCCGGAAATACTATCGCCAGTAATTCTCGGACTGTTGCGTTCGAGGATGTGGTCAATGCTGTCGTGGTTTCTGGAAATGTACTTCTCGGTGACGGCACGAACACGGTCGGCTATTTCATTGAAACCGGAACCATCACCAAAGGGTACATCGACACGACGAACACGACGACGATTGGCGGTATCTACGATCTCGGGATGATGACCAACAGTCCTGCCGATATGCTTGCTGCGCGCAGCACGTTCCTGAACGGCTACCCCGACTCCTACGGCAACTACATTCAAGGCACCTCGCGCCTTTGCGCTTTAACGGGCGCTACGCCGTGCAAGAACTGGAAGGTCGAGTCTGGCGTCCTGCGGCTTTTTGCTAACGACAACTCCACGCGAATTCTGCAAGTCGGTGACGACGGCACGCTGGAGGTTCAGACAAAACTGATACAGCCTTCAGCCGATACCTGGGCTGGAACTGCGACAATCACGAACGGTCAAGTAAATGCGACAGTCACGTTCCCAGTAGCCTACGGCAGCGTGCCTTCCTGCACAATGTCGCCGCGAGCCGATCCTGGCGTGGGCGTTCGTTGGTATAAGAACGCGAATACGGCACAGTTGGTTGTTACGATGACCTCCGCATCGGTAGGTAGTACGGTGTTTGATTACATCTGCGTTGGAAACCCGAACTGAGGATGGATGCCTTACTCCTTCATCACATGGTCCCAACTGAAGCAGCAACTGGCAGGCCGACTGTCGATCACTCTCACTGCGACTTCCTACTGGGCTGACACTGAACTCGGGCTGATTCTCGCGGAAGCCCTTCGCACGTACGGTAGCATCACGCAGTTTTGGAAAGAGCGCGGTGTTTTCAATACGGTCTCCGGGACGGCATTTTACGATCTGACCGTTCAACTTCCTTCGCTTCTCGGGATGACGATCACCGACCGCGACATGATCCTGCAGTTGCAGTATGCGCTGATGGAGAATCAGGCTATCAGTTCGCAATCCTCATGGCTCGGCACGGAGCAATTCACCCTCGACGATCTTACCCAGGCGCTGCAGCGGCGAAGAAATCAACTTCTTGTTGAAACCGGGATCATGCTGACCAACTCGCAGCCGGCCGTTCCGCCTTCGCCGATTGGCAGGGTGCCGCTTTCCGAGAACGTCATTGATGTCCGGTGGGCATCATGGGTGGGCCTCAGTGACGCGGGCGCGGCGGTTTATCGGCAACTTCAACGGTCGGATGAATTCGGACTGAATGCCTTTTCGCGGGGCTGGGCGCTGAACGCCGGAAGACCGACGCAGTACAGCGTTGCGATTACGCCTCCGGTATCACTCCAGTTGGCCCCTCCTCCGAACGACGTTGGGTCTCTGGACATGCTTTCGGTGAATGCCGGGGCAAACTTCAATCCCTCAGTGTCGGCCACGCTATTGGGCATCCCTGACGATTTGTCGTGGGTTCTGAAGTGGGGAGCGCTGGCTGACTTGTTTGGGCGCGCCGGCATGTCTCAGGATCTGCTGAGAGCTCAATACTGCGAGATGCGGTGGCGCCAGGGCGTTGAGATTGCGCGGATGCAGTCGCCTCTGATGAACGCTCAGATTCAGGGCGTGGACGTGCAGATTTCTTCTCTCGAAGACTTTGAGCGGTTCGATCAGACCTACTGGAGAAACACTTCAGATCAGCCGACAAAGGTCGGAGTGTGTGGCTACAACATGATCGCGCTATCGAAGGTGCCGAACGGAATCTATTCAGTTACTGGAGATATCGCCAGGAAGGCGCCTATCCCGGTAGTTGATGGCCCGGTACAAATGAGCCAAGAAGAACTCGACGTGATCCTGGATTACGCCGAACACGTCGCAGTATCCAAGCAGGGCGGGTCGACGCTGACAGACTCGATGCCTTTGATGAACAACTTCTATCGGATGGCTTCGATCAGGAACCAGAGGATGCGGGCGAATGCGGCATTCTTCGAAGCATTGGGCGATAGGGCGATCAGGCCGAAAGAGCAGCATCCGCGAAGGTCGCCCAGAGAGACTCAGGACGTGCAGGAGGTTTCGAAGTAATGGACGAACTATTTGCTCACCCGAAGGTAATTCTCGAAGTGCTCATTGCCTATTGGCTTTTCAGCGCGTTCGTCACCAGCATGCCGCCACCGGAAGTCGGATCATTTTGGTATAAATGGATCTACGATCTGCTTCATCTTTTCGCTGGTTCAGTCAAGAAATTCGCTGACAGCAAAATACAGTCCTTGGAGTCTAGCGTGAGCCGAAAGACTCCAGACGGAGGAGAGGTTGTCGAGAAAACGACCATCAAGGAAACAGGGCCAGCGCCAGACGGGAAATCGTGAAAGCGCCGACTGTCTCATTTGATTTGCTCTGGAAAGTCGCCGGTCTGGTTTTTGTAGCTGGAATGCTGTACTCGAATACGAAGGCTTCAGGAGAACAGACTCGGCGCGATCTGGAGACTCACGCCACGTCAGAAGAAAAGCGGATTGATCGTGAGGAAAAGCGGATTGATCGTATCGAGGAATACCTTGCTGCATTGCGGAGGAATGGGCTGTAGATGGCGGACTACACTCGTCTGAAACGGAAGATGGCCTGTACGGGGCTGCAGCTTGCGCCTCCGGATATCCTCGCTCCAGGAAAATTCTCTCGTTTGAAAAATGCGCGTTCGTACGAACCAGGCACCATCGAATCACGCGCTGGCTTCGCTCGGATCAACTCGACCGCTCTTGCCGATGCGATCCATTCCGTTCGCCGGATGAACGATCAGTTGCCAGGTGCGGCGAATCCTTTCATCAGGGTGTCGGCTGCAGGAACAAAACTCTACACGGGAACCTCTGGCAATCTGACCGAAGTAGACACCGGATATTCAGGGAACCCGGTCGCGCTCGTGCCGTTCCGTCCTGACGGTTCACCTCAGTCGTGGATGTACGTTGCCGACACCGCGAAGATGCGCAAGGTGAGCATGGACGCGGCAACGGATTACGGTCTTGGGATCGCCGCGCCGAACTCGCCGCCGACTGCAGCCTTGGCCATCCCGAACAACGCATACCTTGAAGACTTCTCTTACGCGAGCGACGTTGCGCTGCAGGCGGTCTGGATTGAAGGAGGAACTGCCGGAAACCCCACACGCGAGCAGTGGCGCGTCAATACGACCATCTCGCAGATTCTGTTCGATACGGGCACGACCGGATGGGCATGCGTCAATCCGGCAGTGGCAGCGGGAATATTGGCTGGATCTCGACTGCTGATTAACACGGGAGGCGGAACCGTAGAAACCGTCCTCGTCCACGATGTATTCCCCGCAACGTCAGGGACCATCACGATCGGATCGATTATCTACGATGCCGGAACTTCAGGGGCCTGCTCGATCGTGTTGAGCATTCCTGTCCGCGAGATCCAGGTGGATTCGATGATCCGGATTGCAGCGGCAGAAAACTGCCGGGTGCTCTCGGTGACTCCGGGACCGAACGGGCTGACTTGTATCAGAACCAGTACGGCGTCTACGCGGGCCGCTGGCGATGCTCTGGCCGGACTGGCATCCTTCCGTGCGTATTTCGTGAGCACGCACGCTGCAGCCGAAACTGTGACTCAGGATGCCATGGTGAGTGCGATCACTACTGGCACGGGCTATCTGACGTCGACGGCGCTTGCGGCAAACCTTTCGCTTGTCGGTGGACGTCCAATCCAGTCGACCGACTACCTGCAGGTGGGCTTTCTCCTGACCGATCCTTCGAAACTGACGTCGGGAAAGATCATGTTCGATATCGACGTGGCCGGATCCGGGGCCGGGACGATCTTTCAGAGAAACTTCTACTACTTCGAGTTTCGAGCGTCTGACTTTGTGCCGGCTGCCCAGGGAACCTTGTCGCTGCTCACCACCCAGCAGCGCGCGATTCAAAGACAGATCATCGACGAGGCCGCGGTCATTGCTCAGTTTGGCTACTATCCGGAGTTCTTGCCGCCCCCTGGAACTGACGTGTCAGGAATCGATCCGAATCAGTACCAGTATCCCTATTATGGTTCCATTCCCACCATGACCGTTTATGAGGAAGACACTGGCTCTCCGGTTCAATCCTCCACCAGCGCGCAAAGCGATGCAGGAAAGGCTCAATGGACGCAGTTCAAGATTCCTTTGAGCGTTCTCGAGGCGAACCGTGTTGGGTCCGACCTGACGCGGACCTGGAAGGACATGAACTCGTGCCGGGTGCAGTTTGTGGTTACTGGGGCGGTCGACGTGTATGTGTCGGCGATCCTTGTCGGCGGTACCTACGGTCCTGACACTGGAGACCTCGGGACGCAATTCCTTTATCGCTATCGGGCAGAGTCGGCGATCGGCGCAATGTCGAATCCGTCTCCTCCGATGCGTGGAGGCCCCTCTCCTCGAAGCGAGCGGGTGATCCTGACTCTTTCCACCGTGTCTGACGCACAGGCCACGCAACTGAGAATTGAACGGTATGGCGGCAACCTTCAGGGATGGCATCGGATCGGAAGTGTTCCGAACACGGGGACTCCGACTTTCAACGATGATCAATCGGAAACGGCTCTGGCCAACGCGCCACCTCTGGAACTCGACAATCATCAGCCGTTCCCAACGATAGACACTCCAAAGAGTGGAACCTGCAACGTCGCAGGGACATCTGTTGTGCGAGTCTCTGGAGACACTTTCAATACCTCGTGGGGCCGCGGCACGATCATCAACATCGCGGGCGTCGACTACACGTTTTACAATCAGCCGACCAGCACGACCTTCGTTCAGATAAACGAGAATGCGGGAACTGGATCCGCGGTCGCCTGGTACATCAAAGAGCCGATTCTCCTTGCGCAGCCGCTGCCTTCTTTGTGGGGACCGCATCCTCTGATCGACGTTCTGTTCGCGTGCGGGAGCGTCTATCAGCCGGGCAGCCTGTTCTGGACGAAGCCCGGGAACGCCGATTCCGCACCGATCCGATTCACGCAGGAAGTGACGGCGCCGACTGAGCCTCTCGTTAATGGCGTGATGCTCCCTGACGGTCGGTCAATCGTCTATTCCTCGCAGCGAAGTTTTGCGATCTATCCGGCGCTGAACGATGTTTCTGTCATGACGATCCTCGAGGCCGGGAAGCGCGGACTGTTCGCGCGCCGCTGTCTGTGCTCCGGGGAAGGAAAGATTTGGTTTCGCGCTGTCGATGGGATTTACGAGAGTGGCGGTGGAGCGGTCTCTGAATCAATCACAGGCGATCTCTACGTGCTATTCCCACATGGCGATACCGCTGGCCAGACATTCGGCGACTACATTCCACCGGACGACACGCTGCCCTATTCTCAGCAGCTCTCGTACGCGCGCGGTTGGGTCTATTACGACTACGTGGGCACGGACGCGAATCGGCATCGGCTGTCTTACGACGTGGCAGCAAAAGCCTGGTGGCCAGACGAGCCTGCTGTTGAACTCCTGATGGCCTATCAGGAGGAAGGTCAGAGCGTGCAGTCGGTGATCTACGGTGGCGCCGATGGGCGACTACATACCGCTGGCGGCACAACAGACGACGGCACCGCTATCCCAGGGCAATTCCGAACCGGCTGCGAGGATGCGGACGATTCGCGCTCCGAGAAGCAGTTCGGCGATGCGATGCTCGACTTCGTGAGCCCCTCAGTTGCGATCTCTGTCATTGCCGGATTTGACAATTACACGGTCTTGAAGGCTGCACAGGCGTTCACGAATGCAGATCGGGAAGATCAGAAGAACCTGATAGTGAATTCTGGAGACGGGCAGGACGCGCGCAACATGGCGATCGATGTCCAGTGGGCAGCATCGGGCCCCAAGTTTTACGAGTGGCAGCCGTCTTTCAAGCAGAAGCCCGGAGACATGGTGCGCAACACCTGGCAGACGCAGGAGATGACTTTCGGGTATCCGCACTACTTCCATCACGACCATGAAAGCCTGTGGGCGGTGATCTCTACCGAAGATACCGTGCTCACAATTACTATCGACGGGACGGATTTCACGTATACCATTCCATCGACAGGCGGCGTTTATGCAAAGCAGATGGTGGAACTGAAGATCATGAAAGGGAAGTCCGTCAAGTATACGATTGTCGGAACTGAGGGGTGTCGGTTGTTCCCGGAGGATTGCACGATAAATTTGCGCGGTTGGGGGGATTCTGGCCCATACCGTCCAGTGAGACCATTTGGCGGCGGGGCCGCGTAGGGAGGATTTGAATGATCCGTTCAATCATTGTTACGTCTACAGGCGCCGGCTCAAAAGTGCGAGCGACTTCGGCCAACACTCCGCAGGAAAAGTGCCAGTGGATTTCGGTTGCAGCGGATCCAGACAACACGGGTTTTCTTGCCCATGGAGACGCGACAATTACCGCTGAGATTGGCCAGCAGATCGCTCCAGGTGGAGGCAGTGGCATCATTCAATACCCGCCGTGCAGTGGGTTGATGTCTTACGGCTACATGCTCAGTGAACTCTATATCTATTTCGAGGCGGCCGACGATAAGGCGCAAATCAATTTCATGACCCGATAGAAGGAGAGAATGTCATGCGTAAGTTTCTAAGAATCGCCCGTCTCGCAATCTGTTTCACCCTGGCTGGAGGAGTCCTGCTTGCCCAGCAGGGAACCACGATCCTCCGGGACTACAACTCGAACACTCAAGCGAATGTCGCTTCGAATCACGCGCTCGACGTGAATATGTTCAGTTCGACAGGTACTGCAATAGCTCCGGTAACTGACCCCTGCGATGGAGTGGCTAAGAGCAAGTACGTTATCAATACGACGTCTGCTGCCACCTTCGAGATCGACAATGCGTCAGGTTCCGACAAGTGGTACATCTGCTCTGTCAACATCATCGTCCAAGGCGCTCAGAAAGTAGCTATAGCGGCCGATAACACGGATGGCTGTGGCTCGATTACTGAGGGCTTAAATGGTGGAACAACCGCGGCTACAGGCTGGAGTTTTGCGGCAGACGGTTCCGGCATTGCCCTCGGAGCGAGTAAGGGAACAGTCCTCGGGCCATCCACCGGTGGCTACTATCTCTGCATGCTCACATCGACAACGGCGCAGACGTCCGGATCGATTCAGTACGTTCACGCGCCGTAGGAGCCTTATGCGAAAACTTCTCCTCATCCTCCTGCTGCTCGTCGCGGCTCCCGCGTGGGCGCAGACGGCGACATGGATTGACTCTGGTGGCGATGCGACGACAGACACGTCGATGGCGAGTACGACCTCTGGGACTGTAACCGTCGATGCGGTAACTTTCCATACAGGGCCAAATTCTTACAAGATCGGCACAGGCGCAGCGACGGGCCAATTTAACCGGACAAATGTGCTCGCTGACGCTGGACGACGGTGCAGCATCTGGTACAACTTTCCTGACGCTACTCCTGCGACGAATACCTTTATCACGCTGTTTGAGGATTCGGCTGGAGCGACAAATGTAATCCGCATGCGCCTGAACACGACCGGCAAGTTGGAGATGCTCAGCACGGCGTCTCTCGGATCAGAGGGCGCGACGGTATTATCAGATAACACATGGACGCGGATCGGTGTCTCTTACACGATCTCGGGCACAACCGCAAACATTACAGTTCGGATCAATGGCAACACTGAACTCACGCTAACTGGCGTGACGCTTGCGAACGCTTCAACGAATCGCCTGTCAATCCGAACTAACGTATCGACAACGACGTTCTTTACAGACGACATCTGGTGCGACGACGGCACCGACCTTGGCGATCCCGGCGACATTCGCGTCACGGCGAAGCGACCGATTTCGAACGGCACAACTAATGAGTTCACGACTGAAGTCGGTGCTGGCCCTGCACCAAACGGAATCGGCACTGGTCATGCGCCCAACGTCAGTGAGCGTCCTCTTTCTACAACCTATGGATGGGCTCTGAACAAGAGCGATATAAAGACCGAGGAGTACAACATCCAGACAATCTCGGCTGGAGACGTAGATATAACCGGGTTGACTATTAAGGGAGTTCTTGGTTGGGTACGCGCTGATGCCAACCCAACGCCAGAAAATGGCTCCATCATGCTGCAAGGCAGTTCTTCCGGAACCATTGCGCTGACTTCAACGGCAGCTACATTCTTCAAGATCGGAAGCGCAACTTATCCCGCTGGCACAGGGACGGACATCGGCCTTGTGACCGACACTACGGCAAATATCGACTCGCTCTACGAAGCGGGAATCGTTATCGGCTATCTCAATGGCGCAGCAGCCGCATGTGTGCAGAGTCTAATGCTATTGGGGGCTGGAGGATGTTAATGCCCACAGCGATGACACCGGCTGGTTGTTTTAGAGACGCCGCAGCGTCCGCAAGTCGTTACGGGCGTCAGACCAAAGAAGCGCTTAAAAAGTTGTTTTATCATTCGGTAATTCTATTGACGCTTGCGCTTCTGTCAAGAACTACCGTACTCACGCAGGCCGCCTGCACGACAACGATTAATGGAGATCAGCCTACGGTTCAGACTGCGGTGAATGCGGCATCCGATGGCGATGTGATTTGCCTTAACGCAGGGAGTTGGATCTATACCACGCACGTTGAAATCACAGACAGCGGGACGGTGGGCGTTGAAATTCGCGGTGCTGGCAGTTTTCAATCGCCTTGGGGTGCGGACCCATCGACACAGACGATAATCACCAATCACTCGACAGGCAACGGCGTGTTCTTTGGCTACGAGCCTAACGGGACGCACAATCCAACGATTTCGAATATTACGTTCCTGATCGACTCCAGCACTCAGGCCGGACAGTACGTGTTTGGCACGTCGATGGCAGCGGGCCAGCACAAAGAATGGATTGTCCACCACAACACGTTCACATTTAACACGACGCCGGGGTGTAACGCGAAAGCCGGGTTTATCGGCACCGGCCATGCTGTCATCTACCGGAACATTTTTACGACCACGTTTTGCACTGGTGGATTCACGAATGTCAATGTGCTGGATGTGGCGTTTGGCGGCAACGCCACCACCTCGTGGGAGTCCGCATCGACATTTGGATCTGCCGACAGCGGCGGTACGGGCAATGTTTATCTCGAAACCAATTACATCGAAGGGTTCCTAATCACCGACATCTCGACGTCAGCGAGATTCGTCGGGCGATTCAACGAGATCCATCTTGGAACTTTCGGCGGTCACGGATACGACTCGAATGTGACGGGTATTCGCGGTGCTGAGTACTACTACAATACGTTTTCGTGTAACGACATCTACTCCGGCTCAAGAGTGCCCCTGACAAACTGGATCTCTCAGCGCGGGGGCACTGGCTTCGTACACAACAACACGTTTCCTGCTCCTGCTTCGCCGTGCAACATTACAACGGCCCAGCCAGCGGCATACCACTCCGCGTCTTTCAAAACGCTCCAGTGTATCGGTATCCCTGGTTGGCCGGGTTCGTATCCTGACACCTATCCTGTGTCGCATCAGCCAGGATGGGGATGGATTAGCGGTTCAAACCAGAACGTAGGGACAACAGCGAAACAGAACTGGCCAGGCGGTGCTTCTGGATTCGCACAAGCCTTAGAGCCGATCTATCTGGCCAACAACACGAACAACACGGGAGTAAACCCCGTGACCGTGCAAGGCAACGGCGGCGAGTGCAGGGCCATGGCGTATTCGAATAAATCGAAGGCGAGTGGTACGACCTTGGTTATTCCTGCCGCGACAACTGCCAGCACGTCGATCCCCTACGCCAATGTCGGGCAGGAGTTGGTTGCAGTGCTTGGCGATCTAGTCGGCGGCACGACGCCGACGATTGCGTCAAGCCCTACATGTACGTGGAACCCTTTAACCGCGGGTACTAACGGCTCCATGAGGCTGTCTGCATGGAATTGTACGGTCGTCACTGGCGGCGCTGTCACAGTCACGTTTACGCACGACTCCTCAGCAGCAGCGCGATCTGGGACCGTTGCTGTTCTGCGAGGAATGACGGCGAGCCCTCTGGACGCAAACCCAGCGGTCGTAACAGACAACACCAGTCCCTACGATGCGCCTTTGAGCGGCACGCTGTCTCAGGCCGTCGAGATCGTACTCGGATACTTTGCTCTGAATGGGCCGACCGTCAACGCTTCGAATGGTGGGGCGGTTCTCTTAACGACTGACACTATAGCGGCGGGGGCGTCCGACACAATCTCCGTTTCGAACGGCTCTACCGGCGGAGCAGTCGGCGTTGGCTTCAACGCGACCACTGGTGGTGCTGCTACAGACAACGTAACGGCTGGCATCACCTACCGTGTTGTCAATGCGACAACTTCAATCGCTCCGAGAATCACAAACACAACCGCAAACCGA